TACGACATGACGGAATGGGAGCCTTGGCTTATATCTCACACCTTTTCAATTGGGGTTGTGAGGCAGAGGCATTTTCAGGTGGAACTGCTCAAGAACAGGGGACCTTTCATGTTTTTTCGAGTTACAGCTTTGACTGTGGCACCCGTTGTTCGTGAAGTGTCTCATGCATTGGATTTGCCGGCAGTGGCTGATCAGTACTTGGTCACCGTGCCGGAATTGGTGGGCGCTGGGGTTGACCCTTTTCTTGCGGAGAGTTGGAAGCAGCACTCGTTCTTTTCGAGCAAGCGGTTGGTCGACAGGACTTATCAGTTTGCGATGCAAACTTCCAAGGAGTCGTTCACGCGATTCGGAATTCGCAAGTACATTGGTACGTCCAACGATCGTGTCACGGTCAACGGTACGTCGGTCAAGGTCAATTCGAGGCTTGGGCTTCAGACTGTTAACCGTTTGATGATTGCGGTTTACACCAGGGCGTTCGTCGACCGTTATCATGCGGGCACGCTCTTGGCGGAAGTCATGTCGAGGGCTCGTGAAATCATGGAGGATTACGAGGACAGTCCGTCATGGTTGGCCAGGTTCGTCACTTGGACTGGTGTTCCGGCTGTGATGTCTTCATTGAATGAGTCAGTTCGGGATACTGCTGACTGGGTCCGTCGCTCGCTGGATTCGAAGCATCGTCCTGGGGTTGGTGCATTTCAGGTTTTGGAACCTTATATAAGGGTGCAGGGAGGCATGTTTAAGCCAGGAACTGCTTTGTCTTCTGAGAATGTCATTAAATTGGCCACTTCTCACGTTGGAAGATCACGTCCGAAGCTTGGATTGCCAGGTGCCACTTTGGCGAGCATTGCAGCTTCTACTGTTGGGGAAGCTGTTGGTGCCGTCAATTCAGGTTGGAAGACTTTGAGGTTTCGTGTTGAGGATGTCGCAGTGTTTCCAGACAGGGAACGCACTGAGTTGGGAGAAGGGTTTGTCAAGGCAGCGGCTGCTCACAATGATGTTCAGATGTACGCTGGCAGGCAGCGTGCGGTTGAGCTCGTGCAAGCTGTCAGGACTGATACTCAAGAGAATTTGGTTGATTTTGTACCGCACCCAGACCCGGTTGGGGTTTTTTCTGAGATGCATGCCGAGGCTTGTGAGGGAGTCGCGGTTCAAGACAAGTACATGGATACGGCGAGCATCTCTTTGGATCCTCAGGACAGAAGTTTGTCTGCGAATTATCTTCGCATGCCCACTTACTATGGGCTTCCGCCTGGACCGAGAAAGGTTTACAAGAGCAAGGTGAAAGCTCTCAATGTTCCGAAGCGACAGGGCACTTTGCAGGAGCTTCTGTCCGCGCAGGCGGCGCGGAATTTGGATGCTCCTCAAGTGTCGTTGCCGCAGGATGAGGAACAGGTTGCTGTCGAGGTTTGGGATAAGTTTCTCGATGAGGCTTGCCTTCCAGAGGCTCGTACACTACTTGCCAATTATCAAACGGATCCGGTTGCGTTGACAGAGGATTCGTTGCGTGATTGGCATTCACAGGTGAAACCGGAGAGGGTTGCAGCTGTGAAGAAGGATTTGGAGGACAATTCTCGCGCGATCGGAGACATGAAGGTGGAGGAGTATTTGGTGATGCTCAAGGCTGACGTGAAGCCAACTCTGTCAACCAAGCCAAATCACACGCGTACTGAGCCGCAGGTCATTGTCTACCATGAAAGGTCGTTGACTGCGTTTTACAGTTCCATTTTTCGTGTGTTGGTGAGAAGGTTTTTGTCGTTGCTTAAGCCGAACTACCATGTCAATCTCCTCAAGGACACCAAGGATATCGAAAAGTTCATTCGAACTGTTCATCCTTTTGGTGAGCGTGGTCACAAGTACCTTGAGAATGATTTTGGCAAGTATGACAAGTCTCAGGGAAGGTTCGTGTTTGTTTTGGAGAATTACGTCTTTCAGCAGTTGGGAATGAATCAAGAGTTGCTTGATCAGTGGTTCAAGGGTCACGTGCATTGTCAGATGCGCAGTGTTGCTTTGGGTTTGTCGTTGCACGTGGATTATCAGCGCAAGTCGGGCGATGCTACTACTGCGTTTGGCAATGTCATTTTGAACATTTTGAGTGTCACTTTCGCCTATGCAGGCACCACTGTTGTTTGGGCGTTGTTCATGGGAGATGACTCGTTGGTTTGTGCACGTAAGGTTGGCAATGCGTCTAGGGCGGTTGCAGTTTTGTCCGAGGTGTTCAACCTGGGTGCAAAGATGTACATCACTGACGCTCCGTATTTTGCATCCAATTTTATATTGTTGGATGACATCAACGAGGAGGTGGCGTTGTTGCCGGATCCGGTGAAGCGTGCTGAGCGTTGGTCGATGGCCATTGACGCTTTGGATCCTCAGTGGGATGAGCGTTGGGTTTCGGCTCGGGATTCGCTTTCGGCTTACATGAACTTGTTTAATACCAAGGGATTGGCTGAGGCGGTTGCTCAAAGGTATCCTGTCAATTTGGATACGGTGCGGGATGTTGCTTCTGCAGTTGCTACGGTCGTTAACGATCGCGGAGCTTTCCGTTCGATGTGGGAGAAAGAGCCAGAGGTTTTGGCGTATTAGGTTTTATAGTTGTCGG